GGACATAATTCTTTTGCCTTGCCTTCTATTGCAAACCCAATTTTATCCAATAAAGGAATAAGACTAGCCTTGAAATGCTCCTCGTCAAATTTCATATCTTATAACCATTACAAGCATCAAAAACATACAAGTCCCTGCTTCTCCACGTAATCACTTGTCTGATTAAGAATGTTTCTCCGTCGACTACAATCTTATCATCCCTCTGTAAGCTGTTGTTATTCGGCTTGTCAAATACCAAACAGTCTCCTTTTTCTATAAGACCTTCCAGACCAAATTCATATCTCACATCTGTCTTGAAGAATATCAACTCGACGCTTGCTCCAGAATCATATGACAACTGTTCTGTCCCTGTCAAATTGGATTTACTTTTAGTCACATGATACAATGTAACAGCCCTTTTATTATCTGAGAAAATCTGATTCCAGGCTTGCGTCATTATCCCTTGTGCGAATGCCAATTAAATCACGACCATTCTAAATTCTCTACCTATTTGGTTTAATAAACTGGCTTTCATTGTTTCCAATCTCTCTATTGCCGCCCTCATGTTCATGTAAGGTTCACCCACTGAAACACTCTTAGGGCCTAACGAATAGGATGTAATCTCATCAAAGCTACCGCCTGTTAGATTGGTAAAAGCAATGATAGAAGCCATGACTGCCGACAATCTTTTAACGATTGCAGGGACACTTGAATATCCATGGGTATAGACTATCTTCACCTTTTTCTTTCCCCTACCTGTAGGTATCGAAGACGTAATTAATTGAACCTTGCCATAATCCCAGAATTGGAAGTCGGTATTCTCTACTAATGTATCGTCCACAGTACCATCGTCTTTCAGGAATTGTAAAGAAGTGATGGTTTGGATAGGGTAATTTGATAACATTAATACGTATTTGTCCTCCTCTGTCTCCGAGAAGAACTGCCCTTCAGGTACGCTATCAGTTGCTTGTATCTTCTCTGCCCTGCCCGAGAAGTATTCAGTAGCAGAATTGGAATCTGTATATTTCTTTCCCGTCCAGTTCTCTATCTCTGCATCAGCCTGAGTTATGAAGTCTTCTATGTCGTCATTAGTCAAATCGACTGTGTCTGGGAAGTATTTATATTTAGCTGTTATGGCGGCATTCTGGATTGGTGCAGATGAAAACTCTATCGTACCTTTGTCATTGTTTATCGTATAATCAATGTTCCTCACCTTTGCTGTACCGCTAAGATAGATGGTCTCGCTATTGTCAACAACATTATCATTGTCCAGAGAAAATGCTTTTACTATGGCGTCTCCAGTGCCTACGCTTTCATTTAATACCTGGTTAGAAATGCCACTCAATCGAACTACATCGAGTACCGCTGAATACGATATGATTACCCCCTCATCGCATAGTTAATCAATAGGAATACTACAGGGATTATAAACGATATTATTATAGCGTATGTCCATCTTTTGTCTCTTTTTATATCCCTCAAGTCGCCGATTATCCCATAATTTGTTTTTTCATCCCCCCTTAGGACTTCAAGTATTTTATTCAGATTTGCATCGACATTTGCATGTCTTGCATTGCATGTTCCGATGCTTACATGAGGATTGTCTTTCTTTTTATCAAACGGCAAGTCTTCGGGCATTTACTTCACAACCATCACTACATCGACTTCATTTGCTACATCACTCTGCCTTATAACGCAAATACCTCCTTTGAACATTAATCCTTGGAATGACAGATTGGGCGAGAATGAACTGTTGACATTAACATCGCAACTTAATATTTTAGCGTCGTTATACCTATCATAGAAATCGACTGTGTATTCATTGCTGTCATTCTTATTTGATATCACTACAGCGTGTAACCTTGCCTCTCCCAGGATTGGTTTTGTCCAGTGCATGTAAACACTTCCTACATCATCTCCTTCTTCTGCCGTATCTACAGTATGCCTGAACTCTGTTGATTTGGTCTTGTCAGAATTAAATAACACAACCTGTAATTTGTCGGCGTTAGAATAACTTGCCAATGCCGATATGTCAACTGCAAAACTGCCATCTATTTCTATGTTGCCTGTAGTTGTCGTATGGGTGGTAGTGTTAAAAATCATACATGTGCCAGATGTCATTACAACAGGGGTTACATCGGTACTATTGACATCGTAGCAAATCCCAGAAATCGTGTAGGGTAAATTTGGCATATTCAAACCCCTTTATATTTCCATTCGGTACCTATCTTTTCATATTTCGGTGCTACCATACCTTTTGGGTGCCTTATCTTTAGATTTGTATGAACTGTGTTAATAGAATGATAATTTACAATTCCAGGATGCATATGTTCGTCTACAGGTCCACCAGATACGGGTTTTCGTATTTTTAATCCATAAGCATACGTCAACCCTGCTGAAGCTATTGCTGCTGTTATTCCTGTTACTAAATAATTTATTGTCTCATCAGGGCATACTTCACACTCTTCACATTCTTCAGTTACAGTCGTAGTAATTGGTATTGTCGTTGTTGGTTCAGTTGTAGTTGTTGGTTCGATTGTAGAAGACGTTGTAGTCTGCTTGAATAGATTGGCAGAACTTATGTCTAAAGTTGTATATCCTTGGGGGTTAAAAGAGACTGTAGAATGGCAGACCGAATTAGCTTCGCAATCTTTTACTGTCAGTTCAAAATTCTGATATATGCAATTTGCTATTGGAGGTTCTATCCCACCTAAATCTGTCACATATTCTCCAGGATAACCTTCTGGCACAATCCATGTCCTGTCGCCATATTTTAACTGGACTGTCAATCCCACATTTGCATCAGGGGGTGAAGTAATAAAACTGAATGCAAACGGGCAAGGGTCTACTGCTGTTACTGCAGCTAGACTTAATAAAATCATTATTATCGGAATCATTCTCTTCATTTCATCACCATTTGCTCCTATCGAAAGTTATATTTACACCATTCTGGATAGCTATCCAGATTGCATCTCCTCTGTCTACAGATATGCTATTTGACAGATAACCTGGGCATGATGTAGCCAGTCTGTTCCTAAAGAATGAACAAGGCTTGCCTAACTGGACGTTATACCAGCTCACCCATGTTATGTTGTTACAGGCACGTACCAAGTTCAATGACCCTATGTAACTGACATTGTAAACCCCTATTATATTCCCACCGTCTACGTTTATCCTTATATAGGATAAGTTTGTCGATACGGTCCAGTTACTCCCGCCAGTGTAATTGCTGCTGTAGAAAATATGTGTACGATTCTTTATTGATATGATGCTCAACGCATAGTAACCTAATGCATAGTCGGTGTCATTGGCTGCAAAATTAATTGATTGGTTTGTTATTTCATAAGTAAGATTTGTACAAGCCACGTTGCTGAACAAAGAAGCATTTATGTTTGTTATGTTCCTGTTGATAGCGACCATGTTCCAGGTAGTCTTGCCTACAGATGTATTTGAATATAATGAGACATTGGACCAACCTACAGGCATATCATAATACCTTCTTATTGAAACTATGTCTGCCGAGACATAGATGTAAGTACCGCCACTGCCTTGAGTTGTTGAGAAATTGACTATAGTAGCTCCATTAGTAGAACCACCGAATGTCCAAGTTGTAAAGTTCTTCATATTAGCCAGATTGTCCCATACACTGACATAAGTTACATTCTTGAATTCATTACCTATTGCTGTCAAAGACTTGTTTTCAAATCCTGCTACCAAATTCCAACCTGTTTTCATCCTGTAAAATATATAAGACTGGTTCCAAAGAGTAGTCGAATTGCCATTACCTGCTTCGTCTTGTGCAGAAGGTACGACTTCTACATAACCATCTTTTGTCACATCCGTTGGTAATATGCTGACCTTACAGACACCGTTTGCGGTATTATTAGTCGAACTTGTTATATATTGAGTCGGGTCATAAGTAAGCCAGGACGATACGTTCTTAAAGGAATTATCACTGCCCCATCTCAATTTAAGATAGCACCTGCTTGGATTGTTATCTGTTATGTTAAAAGTGACATTTAGATAATTGCCTCCAGTCGTTGCGTTGCCTAAAGTATAAGCCATCCCTGAATATAATATGGTAGGTTGGATAGCATCAACTTTGAAGAAGATTGTATCTGAAGAATACCACGTACCGATAGAGTTTGAACAATTGAATGTTATATTATGATAAGTGCCTGGATTTGTTCCAAAAGTAGTATTCGACAAAGCCATTTCAGATGTGTTTGTCCACCATTGCCAGCCACCTGTCCTTGTCATAAGCCCTGTTTGATTTAACCAAACCCTGCCCACTCCTCCGTCTAGCTGATACGTGCAGTTGGACGCATTTAAACTACCTGTAGTTACGTTTAACGCTTCGTTCCTAGCTATTATACTATTGTTAAGGAAAGCGCGATTTAAAGGCGCCAATACAGCATTACTTAATTTATAATAAAGAACAGAATCTGTAAAATTAGAATATGATTTAAACCCAGTTACATTACCGCACCTGTATATGACAGCTTGCCAATCACCAGTCAACGTAGAACTTGTAAAATCAAAATAATAGGACACATTCGTAGCGGCAGTAGCTGTCATTTCAATCCATGTGCCATTAGAATTAAATTCTGCTTCACATGATTTGTTAACACTTTCGTTCAATGTTATATTGAACCTTTGAGTAGTCCAAGTATTGTTTAAAAGGGTGCTACCATTTTTAGGGAAATCAAATGTGACAGAGATATTGTCATGCCCAACATGTGCTGAAGCAATACCCATGCTACAAACAATAAACATCAATGCAATCAATGGTAATATTAATATTTTCTTCATTTCTTTTTCACCGATTTCTTTTTAGGTTTAGCCACGACTGTTTCTATTTTAGGTTCTATATTAAAAGGTTCTATCTTAGGTTTTATAATAATTGGTACAACTGGAACAACAGCCTCTTCTACAGGAACAATTTTAGAAATTAGGTAGTCCACTCTCTCTTTTATTCCTTCGGGTACAGCGACTATTTGCCCATTCTGGAAGTCGTAGGTTTTGCCGTCTATTATAAACCCTATATCCTTCCCACTAACATTTTTATACTTCTTCACAGTTTTGCCTCCGAAGTATTTAGTGCCTTCCATAAAGTGTCAAAGTGACTGTCTTGTCGGTTATCCCGTTTAAGTTTAATTGCACAGTTTGGCTTGTTCCATCAATTTCAGTGTCATCTTCATTCTCAACGTTTGGATGAGCTGAATCTGAATCTTCATTCATACATAAAGTCGCTGCTGTTACATATTTGAATTTTCTACTTTTGTATAAGTCACCATCTGTAGCTTCAAGACGAACTACCTCAATACTTGGAGGTAACCCTTCGACAAACAATTCAATCGTTGCATCTGCCATAATTTTTCCTCTTTATATTTTATTCTATTTTCTATTTTAAATATCAAATCCCAACCCGACCTACCTTCCCCTGTGGGATTAGGGTAAATAATTAACCCCGAAACTTAAGGCGATTCTCCAAAGACCCAATATACTCTCTTTTTTGTCGATGCTGTTCCGCCTACTGTAATTGTCAATACCCCGCTTGCTACTGCTGTCGTAGGTGCTTCTGTTATTATTATGCTATCAGTTGTTGAATGATTAAATCCAACTATCGCTTCAAGTGTCGCCATGCCATAATCGGCAAGTGTCAAGACAATAGTATCATCTGTGACTGCTGTGGCTGGTGTCTCTATCTTTAACCATTTACCAGGTATTATTCTGGTATATGTGCAAGTACTTGTTATTGCTCCCATGATATCACCTAAGAGTCTCCGAATACTAAAAATACTCTCTTCTTGTCGTCTGTGCTTCCGCCCACTGTTATGGTTAAAACTCCTGACGTTACTGAAGTTGTTGGTGCTTGTGTTATTACTATGCTATCTGTAGTTGAATGTGTAAACCCTAATATCGATTCGATTGTGGAAATACCATAATCGGCTAATGTTAGGATTATTGTATCGGTATCGTCTGCAGTAGCGACTGTCTCTATCTTTAGGAGTCTACCTGGAATGTACCTTTTGTAGGTACACGTTGATGAGATGTCTTCTCCCATTTAGGTACACCCTGTCAAGATAGAACAAAAATCTGGCGCTCTACAGACTATCGCTTCGTATGCCTTTAGTGTGAATTTAACTGAGTCGTTTGCCTTAGCCAATTCCTCATAGACTATGTCTTGCAACACAGCCATGAAAACAACTGACATATCTATTAACAACACATATCCTGATGGACAGTATCTGTCAACTATCACTGGTATTCCGTCGAAACTCATCGTCTCAATGCCCCATGCAATCTTGGTAGTATCAACCCATCTCTGGTAATCCATCATCAAACCCTTCAATGAGTTAGATAATGTATTAGTCAAGACGATTAGGTTAGTAACACCGCCTGCATCTCTACATTGGGCTAATTCTGTTCTTATCGCTAATATTGTCAAAGGCCCACCTAATGCTGTCTCATTGGCTCCCGTTACGATTAGTTCCGTCAATGAACTCATCTCAGGGCTTGTTGATGTGGATTGTAAGCACAACTGGTCTTCGTATCTCTTCAAAGCTATCGTCCTATTCTGGACTTCCAGGTTCAAAGCGTCAACATAACCCTTTCTTGCTGCTATTGTTGGTCCTGTTACTCTTCCTGTTGAATAAATGTATGTCATGTTTACACTCAATCTGTCGTAAACATCAGTCAAATCGTCTAATGAAGCGTCTTCATTTAGGGTGACTGCGTTTGTCAATGTGGTTATTGCGTTGTAGTCGTATGTCAAACCTTGAGTAGCCCTTCTTGGCAACATCTCGATGAACGGAATCTCTCTTCTCGTTCTATCGATTATATCTGGGTCGACATAGACTGGTATCAAAGCATAACCTGCTGTACCAGCACCGCCTGTCTGTGTGTATGTGTATTTATGGAAATCTTCTAAAGCTTGTTTGAATCTTGTTCCACCAGCTCTCTTATCTATGGATGGATTCATTATTCCACCATAATATTCATTACCTGCTGGACTAGATTCTGGTAAGACTTTAGTTAATGCCTCCTGCCTGTCGTAAGGCCCGTAACTAATAGCAAACTTTGCTATTGTTGGTTCTGCCTCCTTTGTCTCGACTTTCTCGCCCTCTGTGTCTTCTTTTATCATCTTGTAGACTGGAGTCTCCTTTTTGAATTTCTCCATCTCTTCAGCGATTCTTGTAGAAACCATCTTCTCTACTTCGGTCTTTAGTTCTGCTTCAACTGGGTCAATAGTTTTTGTTTCAATTTTAACTTCTTCTGACATTGTTCTTCCTCCATTTTATTTTTAGGCTCGTCAATCGTGCTTGTCATCTTGCCGAGTTTATTTTCTAATAAGTATGAATTTAATTTTTTGACAAAGGAATCAATTTCTTTTATTTCTTCGGGTGGCAAATCCACAGAACGATTAAAACTTTCTTCACCTAATTGTGCAGTACATACTGCTTCTGGGCTATCTACACCACCGCTTGCTCTCACATGCTCTACGCACCTGTCCCACTTAGCTGAATGAGTGCCTGCACCAGGCTTGTTTAAATCTTGGATAATAGTCTTCTCTTCAGGTTTTGACTTAGCGTCAACTTTCTCCTTCTCTTCGGGCGTCAGTTCAGAATAAGGCTTGTTGAACATGTCTTGTGCGATTTCATCTTTTGATTGTTTCCCTATTGACTTTGCTATGACCTCGAAGAATGATTTCCTGTTGGAAGGGATGTCAACGACCGATACTTCATATAATTCCATGCTAGTTATTTTAGTTATCTCTCTGCCATTTTCTTTCACCGCCTCTTTCTCTAGTACTTTCCCGCCTATGCTGAATGACTTGATTATGCCCTCTTCAATCAATGCCCATGCCTCCTTGCCTGTTTGTGTCTTGTCTGTTATGTAAGCCGTCACTATAAAGGCTTTGTCCATCCTGTCGACGAATGTCTGCTCAGGAATAGCCCTTCCTATTGGTTCTTGATGTTTAAACCTTATGATAGGATTTTGCTTGTAACCTTCAAGACTCTTTTCTATTGCTTCTAAGGCAATAATCTCTTTATCCCTATCGACCTCCTCTAAGGATGCAATGCCACGGATTATTCTTTTTTCTTTGTCGATAGACTTTATATCAAAAGTATGCTCAAATTTTTCAAACATAATTAACCCTACCACCTATTTCGCAGAATTATCTAATCTAATCTAAACTTGACTAAATGTATTTTATTGTTTCTAATTTAAATATCAATTACTTTTTATTATTTTGTTTGTTGTTATAAAAGAATGACAACTATTACACAGACTTATCAAATTTTCTGGCACGCTATTCTTCTTGTTGAAATCTATATGGTGTACGGCTAATTTTTCCCCATTTTCCTTAATGCCACATCTTTGACAGATATGATTATCTCTCTTTCTAATTTCTTCTCTTAATTTTTTATTGAATTCTAATCCATAGGGTTCAAATGAACTTCCATTCTTCCAGTTGGGGTGCAGAATCCCATTTTTAAATCTTGTTTCAAATCCCCCATAAGGGATATGACCTATATTTTGGCCTTTCTTAAATTGTCCTTTTTCTATTCCTTTTAATGTTTTATGCCCTTTCTTAAAACATGTTTGGGGAGAATAACATTTTCCACTATTAGTTTTTCTTATCTTCCTCTTTGTATCTTCAGAATGTCTATAACCTTCTCTCGATTTTATTCTTCGTTCTATATAATCTTTAGGCATTTTACTTCCTTTAACAAATCTACCTCTAAAATCTCTAAGTTCCATTAAATTATACTTGTATTTTTGTATTTAAAATGTTTTAATTATTCGACAACAGGGGCGATTGTACATCTACAGTATGGATGGATTACAAGTTTGTCTTTTATGTCTTTTATTAAAAATTCCTTCCCGTGTAACGATAAACATTTGTCACAAGTACGACCACCTGGTGCTGAAGGTACTGCTATCCAACGAACCTTTTCAATTCCCTTATCTTCGTAGTGTAAGATAGCACCTTGGTTCGCAACTACCATTATTTCTGTCCTTGCTATAACTCTAGCTAAATTTTCATCTTTAGTAACTGTCTCTATTTCGCTTTCTAGTTTATTCATATTCCATCCCTGAATAAGACTGTCTATCAACATCTGTTTTATTGTCTTTTTTTGTTTCTTGTCCAATGTTGTTATACGAGCAAAATCATACTTTTCTAAAAACTCCAACATATATTTAATATCACCCGTAAAATCGAACCCTACCCACTTTTTCGTATCCAGTTCCACGTCTTTCTCTTTGATGTTATATGAGCCACATGATGGGCATACTGTCTCATTTGACAATATTATATTCCCGCAGTCCATGCATCTTTTTGGCTTCCCGTCACTCATCCTCACTGGTATCATGGCATATCCTGCCGTGCCTTGCCCCCCTGATGCTGTAGTTGTTATTTTCTCAAAACTATGTAGAAAATTATCTAGAATCTCTTTCAGGTTTGTTGTCTCAATATTTACATCCTTTATTATCTCTGTAGTCGTCTCTAGAGTCTTGACCTTTATCCCGTCCCTTATATACGTTGCTTTGAACAGCTCTACCACATATGCAGACCTGCCGAACCTCAGTTGTATCTCTTCCATTGTCATTGTAGTGTAGAACACCTGCCCCTCTAAAAGCATAAAGATTGTAAAGTCTTTTGGCGTCTCTACATAAAACGTCTGCAACTTAAGCCTGTTCTCCAGATTAATAAATCCATCGAAATCTAACGATATTCTTGGCACTTAAACACCTCTCACGGTACAAATTAACTTATCATTTCCTACTGTCATCTCAATGCCTGTTTGCCTATTTTTAACTTCATTTATTATTCCTTTTAAGGCATTATCAAATCCTTGCTGTCTGCAACTGCTGCAATAATTGTTCATTTCTTTTATACCTACGAAGTAAACAACTATTGCTATTAATAAAACAGTCACAATTACAGCATATAATTTCATCTTATCTAATCTAATCTTCACGTACACCACCCCCAATATATCTTAGCCCCCTTCTCCCATAGTAACCTGAAATAGTAACCTGCAGAGATAGGAGACCAATAAATATGACTTGTGTTGAGAATGACGCCTGAACCTGACATGTTAAGTGAACCTGTAGAAGTTATATTAGTACCGTAAGGACAGTTGTTTACAGAAGTCTCTTTCACGCACTGGTCAGTCAACACCCATTCTGCATCAGCAGGAGGCGTGCAAGAGTCTGCTGGTACTGTCGTTGATGTTGAAGTGGTCGATGTTGTAGTTGTTGATGTTGTCGTTTCTCCAGCAGTCGTATCATAAGTAAACACACTCGAAGTGTTCCAATTGTTTGATGTATCATTTGCATAGACCCTCCAAGCCATATGTGCACCAGTTGTTGAATTGACAACTTTAGATGCATTAGACCATGTGTTTGAATTGAATGCTACTAATGTGTCGTTTACGAAATCTGTTATGAAATCCGAACTGTTGTACATAACCGTAAGATAGGCATAATCCACTACAATATCATATCCAGTCCCACTATCGTCATCCCCAATAAATAATATTGTAATGGTTCTCAAATCTGATTCTATAGTGTCGCTAATATTTAGGCTGTTTGTCTCGTTGTATTTTACCGTATAATCAGTGGCTGCAACTGGTACATCAAAATACAATTTTTGTTCCCATGAACTGCCTGAGAAATTCCAAAAATAAATATACCAGTCCATATCAGTAATCTCCGACTGCCCCTCAACACTAAAGTTTATCCAAAAGACTTTATTATAGGATGGTAATGTGAAATTGAATTTAAAGTAGGGAAAATCATAACCTGTTCCTGTTGCTTGGGTTGCTCTAACATCATTGCTTGAGTTCACAGCACTATAATCACTGGCTGATAATTCAGTTCCACCTGCCAATGTAGCTAGTGGATATGTATTACTAGAAGCTTTAAATGACTTGACATTGCTGACATTACCCGCACCTATAGCTAATATATGTGTCACATTTTCATAATGGCCGCAATCAGTCCCGTTCCAAGTCCCGTTGCAGAAGCTGAATATATAACCGCTCAGTCCTGGAGTTATTCCGCCTTGTGCCGTATCTGTCCAGTTTAAAGAATGCTTGACCCAGCTTCCTGCGACTGTAGAGTTTGTCTGGTTCAAGCTCCAAGTTGGTGGATTTAAATCTGGCTGGAATGTTATGTTGAGATAAGGCTTGTTTGTCCCTTCAGCCGAAGTAAAATATACGCAGTCTGTATTTGCAGGAGTACCAGCACCAATTGATACATTAAGAAGTACGGTTATATTGGAACGACCAGCCATATATTCCTTTTGAACCATGTTAGTGATAGTCCAGTTATACCACACGCTTGAACTACCAGCAGCAGCATCTGTTTTCCTAGTTTCATAAGTATCATTATATTCTATATTTGGTTCATTAGGAGCATATGTCCAGTTTATCTCTGAGCCTGTTGTTGCTCCCCCAATCTCAGCACAACCTGCTGTTGCAGTGGAGCCACCTTCAGTCCATTCAGAACCAGATATATTATATTTAGTCCTGTCGTAAACATGCTTGGCATCATAGTTCCATGACTCGCCTGTGTCAAGTAATTCAGCTTCAACATACAAAGCCAACTGAGCATCTAGTATTTCCTGATTTGCTGGCATATTCCCATTCCATTTTATCTTTACTATGGGAAAGTTCAATGTTGTCGCAACTCCTGCTGCGACCAAATCATCATCTGCTCCATAATCTCCTCCTTGCCCCTTTTGATAGAGGTGCGTGTCGTCAGTCACATTACCGTTGTTGAACTTGATTGTCGTAGAATTACCGCCAAAGGTGTATTCCTTGTCAAAAGGATTTCCTTTTAAGACATACTTCAAGTCTTCCTTTATACCATTCTTTTCCTGATATTTGTACTGGAACTTTGTTTCAGTCCCATTTTCTTCTTTCACAGTTAGTTTGAAGTCGCACTTTATGTCGTTTGTCTTTGATGCCCCGCATTCTGGATATCTTTCCTTTAATTCCGTTATGTTGCTGATTGGATTGAAAGTAAGGTTCAGTTCAGCAAAAGTGGCATTGATGTCTATGATGTCCATGTCAAAGTCAGGGTCTTTTTCTAGGTATATCTTTTCTATGTAGCCTAAGTAGTCCTTCCAGCTTCTTGCATCTTCTGCCCTCTTCCATCTGTTGTCTTCCCAAACATTCCTTAATCCCTGACCTATGAAAGACCATTTAATTGAGCCGTCTGAATAGACTTCCTCGTCATAGTCTGGATGGTAGATTGTACTGGCTAGTTTGACTTCCTTTTCACCCAACCAATATGGGTCTATCTCTGCATCTCCTGAAGATATAGCCCATTTTATTTTATCACTAGGATTGAATTTATAACCTACTAATTTGAACCTATACAAAGTCCCTTTGGTCATGTTTATAGGGAATTTCGTCTCTCTCCATTTTCCGTAGGTGTATCTGTAGAGAGTATAATTCTTTATTTCTGGAGAGAATGTCAATCTCTGGTCGAATTTATAGAACTTCAGACTATAATTCGATGATGTGATGTTGAAGTAAGAAGTACATACAGAACAGGTTATGTCACCAGAGGTTGTTATTCTCACGCCTGGAATAGATGAAAGGTAGATTAATACCGCAACCACTGTCGCCAAAGCACTTGAATAGACAATCTTCTTGTAAGCCAATAACAATCACCCTAACTGGCCTGCACTTGCGGTCGTGTTGTATTGGATGAAGACGTCCCGGTCAGTACCGAAGTAGATTTTAACATCGTCGTTGACCTGCAATCCTGTTGTATTAAACACATTGACAATTTGTGTCGAAGTATTAGCTACCTCAGTACCATTCTGATAAAATCCAGTCGGGTACCCACCGAAATAGTTCTTTGTGTCGTTGACTGTGATGTTATAGTACAACGTCTGATTGATAGCGTTCCTCATCTGAGCAGTAGTGTTAGCTGTATCTATATCCGTACCATTTAAATAAAACCCTGTTGGATAGCCACCAAAGAACAAACTATTATTTGCAATAGAAGAAACATTTTTAGTTATAAAGGTATTTACTGTAGCATTGTACTGTGGGTCATTTGATATGTTGCCCCATTCTAACTTGTTTCTCCATGTAACGTCAAGATTATAGTCTGTGATGTTACCAAAACCCAACTTACTTGTCCAAGCAGTATTAAGTCCTGATACGTTCAAAGGCATGAAGAATGCAGAATCATAACCATCTATAGTAGCAGCGTTGATAGTAACATTCCCTACGCTCACATATTTGTTAATTAATGATACACCATCCTCATAAAAAGTAGTAGCGTTTACTTTTGTGAAATTTATATTTGGCTGTCCTCCCGATGTAGCATTGTTCCACATCCAGACACCACTAACTTGCAAGTAATTGACACCACCTCCACCACCTGTAGCATCTGCACAAAAGTCAGCATCACTCCCACCATAGATACCAGTACAGTCTATGTACAAAGTCCTATTTGAAGTAAAATTATAATATAATGATTGGTTTAGTGCATCTCTCATCTGGGTAGTAGTATTCGCAGTATCTGTCTCTGTTCCATTTTGAAAATAACCTGTACCTAGTCCATTGAAAAACAGACTGTTATTTGAGATGGATGATACATTGGCATTCATATAATTCTTCAATGATGTTATAGTCGCATTTCCCACACCGATGTATAAGGTGTCTGCGTAGGTCTTGTTGAACCCCGACCATGTGAAGTTCCAGTAATTGAAACCGACCACCTGCGAAGTGTTCAAATAATAAATACAAATCCATGGATGGTTGATGCAGATGTTATCCCTACCGCTTAGGCTGTCATGTGCTATGTTTGTCAATGTAGAAGTCCCATCTATTAGTTGGACATAATCAATGTAGAATTTATGCTGTGTGTTTCCTGGAGTGGTTACATGATTGAACCTTAACATCACGACATTACCGCTTATGTGTTCTGTAGAGTCCGGAACTGGTATTGCTGGTAATTGAGTAAGCTGTGATTGGTCTGTTATCTCAAAATAATTGTCCCAAATACCATCCACATAGTTCCACAGTTCGACATCTATCTCATGTCCACTCCCCCCATCATATCTTTCCCTTATTAGGATATTATCAAATGTAACTATCCCAGTGAAATTAATCCTGACTTCCAACGGATTGCTTCCAGCTATCTCAGTGACATTAAAAGACTGTCCATCATAGTAACTTAAATTACCTATATTGTTCCCTCCTGTCTCTGTCCCATAGATTGTCCTGTTTGTAATCGGATAAAATGTGAATGAAGTCAACCTGTCATCTATAGTATTGTTTAATTTCGTCTCGTTGAAATCCAGACTATTTACTGATTTTATAAAATAACCTGAAGTCCAATCATTTACATTTGCCCACCAGGTCGTTGAATTGGATGTGAAATTATAGTAGAGGCTTTGATTAACTGCAGTCCTCATCTCAGCAGTTGTATTACCACCACTACCTGCTAAATCAGTACCACAATACAAGGTCCCATTAATAGACGCTTTTATATCACAACTAGCGACCTTTAATCCACCACCTGTTATGCTTCCTGTTATATTGACATTATCGTAGATAGTCTGGGTAGCATAGACAGTACTTATAATTAATAAAAATGATAACAATATCGTCAATTTTAAGATGTCCACTCTAATTTTAATACACCGTCTATATACAATTCTACCTTCGTAGCCGAAAACTTGAAATAAGTATTTCCCTCTGCAGGAAATCTAAAATCTAATCCAAGCACAATGTGGGTTTTAATATGCTCTGCAACATTCATTTAATCCTCTCCGCAATGCTTGTTATATAATTGTTAGAATCCCTGGTGAATGTTGTCTTCTTGATGTGTATGCCATCCGACTCTTCTATGTCTGTGACATAATTATCGCTGTTCTTTGTAAGTGTGACCTGCTTGCAATCAAACCCTGTATTGACTGTCTTTATAGCATTGAACTCTGGAGAGAAAATCCTTATGTCCCTGTCTTGCTGAGGGGCTCTTAAAACAAGTGTTTCAATTCCTAAATCAACTCTAAGATTAACTGTGATATTGACATCTTTCCCAGCAACACCTGTATCTATCTCAGTAACAGCTATGCCTATCTTCTCCATCGTAGCTGAGATTGCCTTTCTTGCCTCAACGACAATAAAATCCTTATTTGAATATGTTGTGAATGTGACCGAATAACTTCCATCTGATTCTGTAGTTGCCGACAGTACTTCAGCGGTCTTTATATTGCATACCCTTACTGTAGCCCCTTCTAATAAGGACTCGTCAGTGTCTTTTATGACTCCTGTGATTGGATAATCTATTCCAGGCATCAATCCACCTTTGTTATGACCTTCTTAAATTCGTCAAGAGTAGGCTTGTTTTTTTCTAATGATTTAGGCATTTGGGTCATTGGTAGTCCACCTGTCTGCATAGCATGAATACCTAGACTGAATGGCTCATCACCCCAAGCTACAGGGTCTTTCCCTCTCTCCTCTGTCCTCACTTCGTTTATTGTAGTCACTCCCACATTCAAATCAGATATCTGCATGTCCCTCTTCATCTTGTCTTCTTCTAAGTCATAAGTCTGGAACTTAAACTCAACATCTGGATAATTAAACTCAGAAAGTATCTCCGTGTTCATCTCATTCTCAAATAACTGTAGTAACGGTAAAATGGCTTTATGTCTCTCTCTTTGTTGTAAAGCCCAAGTACCTGCTTTAGGTGCTTCTCCTATCAAAGATAATATCGGGACATTTAAATTAAAACAAGCCATTATTATCTTCATAAACCATTGCTGGCTTGATAACATCTCCATGTCCCTTGATGTCACCTGGGTCGATGTGAACTTAGCCTCCCTGCCTATGACAGCAAACTTATGAGCCTTGCCTTTTATCTCCTTCTTCCAATATTCCCTTAACCTGTTTAATTCTACAGTCGAAATATCCATGATGGATAATATCCCATCTGGCACCCCCTTCTCCCTTGCAAAAGCTAAGTGGTAAATTATCTGCTCTTTCAATGCCCTGACTAAATCCTCTAATGATTGAATTGGGGACCAACCATAGAACGAATAACTCCTTGGGCATTTCATCGAATAGACAATCTCATCCCTGTCAAATATCTGAGGGTCTCTTCTTGGTAGTTTAAAAGCATACTGATAATAACGATGCACAAATCCTGTGTAGTCACCGTCTTTCAAGAATGTAGTACCATCCCTGACATATAACTCTTTAAGCACCCTTTTACCTTTTTCTTTTAGCGATTTATTTAATTTTTTCATTTTCTTTTTTACTTCGACATCGCATTTAAACAGTCCATCCTTCTCGCCAAACTTGTAATACTTGTGCTCTGCCGTGCTAAATTCCGATGTCTCATAGCTGCTCTCGTCGAATACTTTTACGAACACCCCTGCGTCCAGTTCCAATAAATCCCTCGCCCACTGCCTCATCAGGTCGGGCAGTGTTTCTTTGTTCAAGTTTGGATTATTTAAGAAAAATGTCTCTTCGTCGACATGCGACTGGTCAAATTCGTCCTTGTTTTTCGGTACGATTAACCAGGGCGTCGTAGCAAAGTCTTCTATTATAGTAGTGGTGCATAATTGTATGAATGGGGTCTTGGCTAATTCCCTAATCTCATCTGCATTTATCTTTCTTGGCTGTCCATACGGTGCCTGGAAATACCATTCAGGCAACAATGCTCTGCGTCCTGTAATCGCATAATCATAACTTAGAGAGCTAAACGTATCTCTTTCTGCTGTGGGTCGCATGAAAGCATTGACCCTCTCTCTTAATGTAGGCATTTAATTACTCTTTCTCTTTTTTCAGTTTTTCATATTCCAGCTCTGCCCTTTTTAAAAACAATGAACACGCTGGCTGCTTCTCTGTCAGGAAGAAATTACTCGTACTCACTTGTTTCGGGTTCCTGCAGATGAACACCTGGCCTGCCGCCATTATGATAGTCCTCGGGTCTCTCAAGCTGACACCTCTCGAGGGGTTATGCTTTACTGGTTCTAATGGGTCTGGCTGGTTTGTCATATATCCATCAACACCCAATTCATCCACTTTGCCCTGTGTGCTTATCACATCGTGAAACTGACACTTCTCACAAAGTGAATTTAATTTAGGTAATTTTAGTGGGATTACACATACTTCTTGCTTGTAGAAGGGCTTCACATTGTTTGGGAACTGCCTGTCCTTAACCTCGTAGTTCTTCAAATCTAACAATTGCATTATACTAGCAAATTTTGACATTTTAATCTATCCTCCGTTAATCTTATAATTAAGTTTTATAATTTTTAATTTAAATATCAACTTTCTTCAGAATTCTTTGGGAAACGTTCAATATCTTTCTTAATATTGTATAATTCCCTCTTTTCTTCCTTTGTGTATAGCGGTATCTGCGATTTTTTTTCGGATTCTTCTCCCTTCAAAAAAACAATTACATTGTCGAAAGTTGATTTCAGCTTCTCTTGCAGATTCATTCTGCCACCTCCAGGTCTATCACAGTGTCTTCCTTCGGCCTGAATATGGATAAGCATACTAAAGCACATGCATCTGGATAGTCGTCATGAGCCCTTGACTCTTCTACGTGGTGTATCCTCAATATGCCTGTGGAAGAGTACTCGTACATCAGGTTAATGGTTTGTTTCATCAGCTTGACATTCGGTGGTACTTTAATCATCTTCTTCTCAAAGCACCATTTGAAATGACGATACATATCAGCCTTATCCCTCAGAGTAAATGTTATGGGCGTGACAGGGATATCCTGCTCCTGCAGCATGTCTACAGCTCCACCACCTAATCCAGTCTCATCAACAAATATCTTCTTAAAATTAAATTGTCTATTTAAATTTATTATCCTTCCTGCTGTGTCTGTGAGCGATTTATTGCTTGTGGCCTCTATATGTACTATACTTAATAGACCTTCATAAGTCACTTCAGCTATCATAAACACAGTCTCATCTGTACCAAATCTAGCGACATCAACACCCAAGAAATAATCCTTATCAGCATCTGACTGTAGTTTGTCAGCAATGTCCTCACAGCAGCTTAGGAACAAATCTCTGGTTATAAACACATCTGCTTCCTCTATAAATTCTCCTTGTACCTCCTGCTTGTATTCTAATTCTGTCAATATGTTCTTCTGTTCTTTTAAGAAATCCTTGTTGACTATCGGGCTGTCCTCGGCGTTGATGTAATACGTGGAAAATACAGACTCGGGGTCTGTGCACGACATATAGAACCTGCCCCTCTTTCCAAAGGGTGTGCTTGAATAAGTAAGATACCTGGTGCCAATGGTGGCTAGGCACATCTCAACAGCCACAAATGCAGAGTCTGGCACGAATGCTGCCTCATCAATATAAATCCTTGTTGGTGAGCGACCTCTCACGCCCAACCCAGTCCTGCCTATCGTCCTTGCTAATATCCTAGAATTATTATGCCTGAAGAACACCATTGTCTGCGTCTGATGTGATATTAAAGTCTGGATGAACATATTGTTGGCTATGAAGTCAAATACCCTTTCTATTAGTATCTGGGCATGTTCTTGAAATGGACCTAATAGTAGGATTTCCTCGTTGGGATAGGTTATTGCATTGTATAGGGCATCTGCTGCTATAATCTCGGTCTTGCCGCATCTTCTTCCGCTTCTGAATGACTTGCGTGTAGATTTGTCTCTCAGGAAATCAGCCTGGTATTCTGTTGGTATCTTCCCTGTCAGGAACCTGTAGAAGACTATCGGGTCTTTCCATACCGACTCAATTTGAGATTTTGATAGGGCCTGTTGTTCTGTCATGTATAATATCACCTAAGCTCTGCTCTAATTGTTGCTGTAGTATGTTCACCTGGGTTGTTTGTATGGCTGGTGATTTTAACAGATTGACGAAGTTCTCAAATCCCTTGTTCAGTGCAAAGCGTAAATCCCTCTTGTCCCCCCTCTGGAATGATAGCATTCTCAATCTTATCTTCAGCTCTTCCTCCCTGGCCGCCTTTTCTTGCTCCCCTACTAAAAGCTGCCCATCTGCCCTTAGACTTGCTATGCTGTCAATCAGACTGTCTGGATGCAGCTCATCGTACTCTTTTCTCAACATCCTTATCCAGCTTGTCATCTCCTGGCATAGAGTGGTCGTTGACTCTATAAAATTTAGTTCTATCATCTTTTTCTTCTTCTGTGAGTAGACTTTCCCCCCATGGTAGCATACCTGCATGTAGGTTACGTTATTGCCGTTCTCTTTACATAGTTTCATTATCTGTGTGAATTTGATTCCCTGCTTTGCCTGCTGTTTAATGAACTCTATACACTCCTTAGAAATAGTTGCGTGGTACCCCATACTAATCTAATCTATTCTTGTTTGTAATATTAATAAATAGTTTTCTAATTTATATACCAATTATGTATTATTTTTAAGGAATTGTATTAAACTTCTTCCAGTCTTTGGCTTCTAGCCCACATTTAGGGCAGAACCTACCATGGAAGTCTGTTTTGCATTCTTCACATATAAAGAACACTAGAGTGTTGCCGTACCTTCTTCTCTTCTGCACAGGATTCTGCCACTTCCTCATGGAAAATGGCTTGTTCATGTGCAGAAGTTTGTCTTCTGTGCTGTATCTATTGACTTTTGTCATTGAATACCAGCCCCCATGCGCACAGACCTTATGTCGTTAACGCAGATGTAATACCTTTCCTTCCAGTAGAAGAACGTCCTTCTGCAGTATGGGCATTCCCTGGCCTTCCTTGACCTCGAAGATGATGCGGTCAAGAATGTCTCAGGATAGCAGAATGGACAAGCAATAGATTTTACCCTGCTCCCCATGTTATTTTCCTTTTGCTTTCAGTTCGTCCTTCTTTGCTAATACCTTTATATCATTTAAAAACGGCCTTATTGCTTCTAGTCTTGATTCCAGTATCTCTATCTCTTTCTCCATCATCTCTTTCTGCTTGGGCAGTTGTTTTAACTGTTCTTTTTTTATGTCTATGCTCCTTAATATTTCTGTATAAACATTATTTATGAACCCTGCTTCCTGTACGTCTTCCGAGTGCCTTACTATCTTGAACTTGTCTCCAACTCTTTCTATCTTAAAATCATCTATCATTCTATTCACCAACTCCAACAATCTTTTAAACAATCTGTCCTGGCTATTTGAATTGCATTTTTACATTCTTTGACTGCATACGCTGCGACATCCTTTATCGATTCACTACATTTTTGAACAACATCGTTTACCTTCTCATTACAAAAAAAATCTTTAGTTCTGATTGTTTCTTTGTAGGAATCTATCTCGCTGGTTTTCCATTCTATTTCGATATCTTTCTCAATTAAGATTTCCTTGTAATTCTTTAGTTGCTGGTCTTTGTTCCAGTTCTGATAAACAAAATATAAACTGTTCAACACTAAAGCGACCAGCAAAACGACTATTATTTTATTCATCTGTTAAACCACCTTTTTATTTTGTTTTTTAATTCCTCTAAAAGAATAATAACTATCATTGGTCCTACGATGAATAAGATTGGTGACATGACTATGATTGCTAATAAATCTTGTAGGTTATCTTTTTTAGGGTCTGTCCTGAACAAATCTTTTATCTTCTCGATTACTATCATATTCCATCCCATCTCCAGCGATAGACTGCAAACCTCTTGAGTGTGCTTAAATCATAATGCTTATTGAAATAATGAAAGAAATCATCCACTGTTTTAAAACCATCTAATTTTGCTATTTGTTCACAATCATATATTGATAACCATACACCATTCATTATTATATAATTTCTACCCATCTCAATCTGAAATACCTTTGTTATAGTCCCTGTTCCGAGAAGTTTTGGGAATGCTATCTTTTCTAAATTGTAACTCCCTTGTGTATCATCGCAATTATCATTAGAACAAACATATGGAAAATCTACAATTGGGCTCCCACATTTCTTGCAGACCCATTTATACTTGCTTCTCTGCTTCCACAACATTTTTACTTTGTCTCCTATTTTAAAACGAAGTTTGTGAATTTTATAGTGTCTCGTAGCATGTTTCCCTGCTAAGGTTATTGTTCCTCCATCATATAATCCTTTAATTATTTCCATACCAAAAATGGTCTTGAAATCCTGAGAACCAATGTACTGGTTATAATCTTCTTCTTGTTGTAACAAATTATGAAAATCTTCTTCACTAATGTAGATTTGTTCTGGCGATTCATCAAAGTTTTTTTGATAGTCATATCTAAACTTTTGAATTTGAGTCATAATTGATTTCAAAGGTCTTATAGTCTGTGTCTTAGTCTTATTTAACAAAGCAGGTAGTATTTCTACTGCACTAAAGCTTATTATCTTCATTTATTTAACACCCCTTTTCTCCTTTGGAATTTTCTCTTATCACCATTTCCCTATAAAATCCACAATCATAAATCATAGCAACATTCCCTAATTCCATCAATTCTTTTTCAGTTAAAAAATATTTTCCCTTGTCTATCCATCTTAACAAGAAATTAGGTTTAATATCCTCTATAATCAGAACTTCATTAGAAACCCTTTTAGCCTCTTTTATAACTGCTTGTTTGTCTTTAAAATGGTGCAAACAGTCTATCAACATACTTTGATTGAATGATTTAGCTTTAAATGACAAATCTAAAGCAGAACCTAGAAGAAAATTAAAAAAACATGGATTATGATGTTCTCTAGCAAATTTTATGCAATTTTCATCGTTGTCTATTCCTATAAAATTAGTATAATCTCCATAACCACAGCAAATATCTAGTGATTTATCTTTTCTGTATTTCTTTATAGCTTTCTTTCTATTGATAAAACTATCTTGTAATATATTTCTAATCAACCTTGTTACGAATGTTTTAACCATATCTTAACCTCAATGCAAATGAAATCATAAGTCGCAATATTAAAAACGGCAAAGCTAAAATATGAATCAAAATATATTTTGATTTCATGGTTTAACCTTCTTTAACATAGTGTCTGTTATGTAACCACCACAACAGCTATTGGATATACTTAAGTGACAACCAATTATCTTGCCATTATCAGGCTCAACAAAACAATTACAAT